AAAGATTTGATAGATTGAGCCATGGAGCTGAAGAGGCTGGTCAGTTTTCAGCAGCGGTCAACGCTGAAAAAATAAGAAGCGCCCTGGGCGGTCTAACGATTGATAGACGCGAACAAAACCACCTACATTCCATCGAGGGGCTGTCGAGAGAGGATGTTGAAAAGAGATTAGCCGAACTTAGAAATAGTCACCCGGAAGCCTTCATCGAAGGCAAGTTTGAGGAGATTGACGATGAGCCAACCAGAAGCATTACTTTGGAAGAATCTAAAGGAATCACTGCCGAGCCACTGGCAGTCTCAGCGGATTGAAAACAGAGCAGGAGGAGGCGTTCCAGACGTATATCTGTGCGCCGAGGGAATATCTTTTTGGGTTGAGCTTAAAGTAACAAAAACTAACGCAATTAAGGTGTCTGCATTCCAACATGCTTGGAATTACGCACATCATCGAGCGGGCGGGATTAATTTTTACTTGGTTCGCCCCCTCGAAGCCGACAACCTATATCTATTTGCCGGGGACCAGGGCAAAAACCTGATGACCCATGGAATCAAGAGCAATGGTTCGGGACCCGTCGTCCCATGTTTATGGTCGGGGTCGGGATTCGGGGACCTTGTACCACGGATGTTATCTATTGCACGTGAACGACTAAGCAAGTATATGATTGAGAGCTCTTGGGTCGGGGTCGGGGATCAGTCGGGGTCGGGTTCGGGGCTTGATGATTCGGGTCGGGGCAGCTCGGGTCTTGATAGTTAGCTGGTAGTAGGTGTATATTGCGTAGTTCCCCTTTTCGACCTGGGACCCACGACTCCAGGTAGTCCCCGGCCAGATCGCGGCCGGGGTTTTTTTCTACTCTTCATTTTCTAATGGAACTGGTGTTATTACGATATTTTCGCTAACATCATAAACGGCTAGATCCCATACTTCATCCAAGTTATCTGTCTCTATGGTAAAAATTAATTTCGGAACAGTTACTATATATTTCATTTTCCTATGATCCTATATATGGTGGATAGCTTCTAATTTTAGATCTTAGGTCCGTATGCCGATCATCAAATTTTAACTGATAATTAGGGTATTTTTGTTGATGTCTTTTTATAAAGGCCGTTGCATCCTGGTCTTCTTCTAAAAATACGCTGCTGCCGCGACGATAAGAATGGGCCGTAATAGATCGCTCTAGTCCTAGATCTACTAGATCCGTAATATCTACTTTTAACCAGGCATGGCCCGGATCGCTATAGAATGTTTTTGTTATTGTCTTTTTCATATATCACCTAACATTTAATTAATGAAGTTTAATTCTAACCCACAAATAATATTAATGCAACACTATACATGGGATATCATGTTATGTATAATAGAGTCTCTTAAATGTTAAAGGATAGAAAAATGTTTAATAAGAATACTTTTATTATATATGAAGGCCCGTCGATGTTAGATGGTAAGGACATTGTCGTTTTAATATCCGGTTTTAAAACTAGATCTAAGAATGATAAAACCGGCGATATGTTCCAAACCTGGATACTGGTTAGAGATATCCATCCGGTAGAAGCCGCAAAAATGGGCCTTGACGCTTCAATTTGTGGTGATTGTATCCGTCGGCCTATCCATGAAAATACGTGTTACTTGGTTTTATTTAAAGCAATAGCGTCTATGTGGAATGCATACCAGGCCGGCCGTTATGAAAAAGTAACGCCGACTCAAGTTGCCGATATGATCCGCAACCATAAGCGAACCAGGAAACTAAGATTAGGATCTTATGGTGATCCGCTCGCTGTACCTAGTGAAGTATTTAAGCCGCTAGTTGAAGCAGCCGAATCATTCACCGGTTACACTCACCAGGTAAAGCGCGCCGATAAAAAATGGTCCCGTTATGTAATGGCCAGCGCCGATACTAAGCAGCAAGCGCTAGATTATCAAAAACAAGGTTTTCGTACTTTTAGAGTACGTGCGGAAAAATCGACGCTGCTACCTAATGAGATAGCTTGTCCGGCGTCAAAAGAAGCCGGCCGTGTTTCATCATGCGCTAAGTGTAGCCTATGCATGGGTACAACAAGTAATAGCAAAAAATCGGTGGCAATTATCGAGCATTAAATTATCATAAAGAATTGGCACGTGTTGTTGACACTAGGCGCGCCTTTCGGGTTCGGGCTTTTTAACATTTTCCCGGACCACCGGCCGGCCCATTCGGGCCGGTTTTTTTTGTCTAGGGTTCGGGTTCGGGTTCGGGTTCGGGTTCGGGTTCGGGTTCGGGTTCGGGATTCGGGGATAGTAGCTATAGGGGATAGTAATATAAATAGCTTAAAAGCGATTACACGAGCTCGAATTTATCACGAGCCCAAGAAAAAACGCCCCGAAAGGCGCTTGTTCATTTTTCGATGGTTAAAAGAATGGGGGCTTGTCTCGATCCTTGTTAGCAAAAATTGAACCGAGACAATCCACTTCTAAAACCCGCTCGTACAATTTACGCTCGTTTTTAGTTAAGCATTTTTCATGCACTCTATATGCTCCATCGGTGAAATGATCCGCGTTATCATAACCCAGTACTTCCGACGCGGTTATGTCTTCATCTAAAGTTATGAGCTCGTCGCATCTATCGCACTCGAGCATGGAGCATTCCGAACACAGATAGCCACTTCGATATTCCCCATCATCGAATACCTTTTTACCTTCAAAGTAGCTCTCGTAGTCTGCATCAGCTGACAGACGATTGACAAAGAGCCCACCACCAAAGGAGGTATCCCTACCGCAACATACGCAATTATTATCATTCATTCCACTTCCTCCAAACATAAAACCGCTTTACTTACCCTCTCGATGTATGCGTTCATTTCTTCATCTGTATCAAAGTATGGCGTTCCCCATGTAGATGAATTAAAGTATTGCGCCTCTATATTGTCATCTCTATTGCCCGTCAAGTCTCTTAGGTAGAAACTCAATAAAATTCTAATCTCTTCCCGTTCTTTATTGTTCACTTGACTTCCTCCACATCTTGCGTAAAAAAATCGCGGTGAACACAGTTAGCTCCGTACTCTTTAGGATAATCTGTGCCGCCGAAGTCTTCAGCAATTTGACGAGCTTTCTGCTCGGCTTCTTCTGGAGTATTGGCTTTTACTCTGACCACCTGTCCTTCCTCAAGACATATCGCCACTTTGAAAGTTTTCATAACATTTACCTTTATATATTGTTGACTAGTCCATGATACATGGCATATAATACAACTGTCAACAACAATAAGGAAAAATGTTATGAGTACAAGAGCCGTTTATGAGTTCATTAGTAGTAACGAATTCGCGCCTAAAAAGGTATCAATTTATAAACATAGCGATGGATACCCGCAAGGCGCTGTCAGATTTATTATGTCTGCATACTTTGAGACTCAAATAGAAGACAAGTATGATTCGCCTGTTAGAGATAAATTGGTAGTAGGTTTTATCAAGAATAACGCGGGGCATGGATCGATTCAGATAACTTCTGGTAGATCTTCTCATGGTGATCTAGATTATTACTACGAGATACACGACGATCCAGACATAACCGTTAAATGCTTTCAACGTGATTGGGATAGTAACTATTCTTTTAAGTTTATTTGGGAATATCCCATTGCCGAAGCATGGCAACGGTTCACTTCTGATGGTCAAGAACATTCAAAGAAGTATCGACTAAAAGCTTAGTTCGGGCTCACGAACCAAGGCAACCTTCGGGTTGCCTTTTTTTATGGTCGGGATTCGGGTCGGGTCGGGATTCGGGCTTATTGGATAGGGGTCTTATTAACATAATGAAGTATATAAACACACAAGGATAAACATATTCAGCATGGACCAGACACACTCGACACCAGACACACTCGACACCAGACACACTCGACACCAGACACACTCGACACCAGACACACTCGACACCACCTGGTACAGGGGTATAAATAACTTTGTACATTTCCCATTAATGATGGTATACTTATCAGGTCAACAACAAAAAGGAAAATGTTAAATGAATGAAGCTAAAGAAATTACTTACAGGATTAGCAAAAAAAACTATCATGCTCACAACATGATGTATTTGATTGCCGAAATACAAAGGAAGGAAGGAGCTGCTCTTATACGCGGTGAATGGATCGATCAAATAGATAGAGATGAACTCATCCCTGTTTACAGGGCCGTTGAGTTCCACGATCCAAATCATGACGGAAGGGCCGATGATGCCGATCAGTACGTTGAGTGCTGGGTTCCTGAGGAGGTTGATTCACCTCGTAAGATACCAGTTGGTTACCCAAATCCTGAAACCGGTAAATACGCCATGAAGTATACCGACGAAATCATAGCCGATACCATATTTCAGCACATAAAGGAGGGAAGGACTGACTGCGAAATAGGCATCTCAGTTAATGTGTCCGAGGACAATCCATTGTATGAAACTGGGTACTATGATGGCATTGAGCAGGCGTGTGAGAGATGGTTTAACGTAGACCTATTAACCGGTAAGCATAACAGTAAGGCCACTATGGGCTACAATTATGGAGAGTATACCGGAGCATAGTCGGGATTACCTCGAACCAAGGCGGCCTTCGGGTCGCCTTTTTTTATGTTCGGGTATTGGGCTTAGGTACTTAGGGGCTCGGTCGATCAAGGTCGTCGCGACAGCGACACCGAATCGGGGCGCACGGCGCCGTGTTGCTATACAAGGAGGAGCTAGATAGTGTTTGGCAAATATAATTCGTGGTATTGGTCATTGGGCCATGGTCCCTCCCCCCGGTCTTTTTTCAAACGATTTTGCCCAAAATTTTTTTTCAAAAGTAATTTCATTGGTTCCATATTACATGGTATATTTGTTGGATGTTACAAGCACCCGAAGAAATCATTCGCGAAGTTCTTGCGTTAGAGGAAGCCAAGCGTCGTTTAGAGATTAGGGAGGTAGCCCAAGAAAATTTTTTAGCCTTTGTAAATCATTGCTACGAAGGTTTTATTTTAGGGGCTCATCATAAGCAGATAGCGAAGCAGTTTGAGCGGTTGGCCGTGAACCGTGGCTCACGGATCATTGTCAACATGCCGCCGAGGCATTCCAAGTCAGAGTTTGCCAGTTATTTATTGCCGGCTT